TAAAGGTTGATATAGCTATTCAGAATAAAAATAGACCTAAGGACAAACACAAACAAAAATAAATTGAAGCCATAGAAAACCAAAAGTTTCCCTATATATAGCCTGAGAATTGCTGATATATGTATAACAACGGTTTCCTGTGCGTGTATCCTGAGAAGTGCGACGGGGTAATTAGAAGGACGACTGTATGCGTTATCCCTTCATATTTTTTTACCAAATATTCGACAATATGACCGCTGTTAACACAGCTATAAGAATAAACTCCCCTATGGATATCTCAGGTTTTAACCAGTAGGTTCTAATATAGTGACTATTAAGGACAGTGACTCCTATAATAACTATGAGTAGTACTTCTAATAGGTACATAATAATAAGTAATAAGGAAGGATAGCTTGTCTATATATAGCTAGGGGTGCACAGGGGTTTTATCTTATATGGGTACTTTAAGTTTTTGTCCACCCTTTGTCTAGATATTTACAGACAAGGACTCCTACAAGTAGGACAAGAGCCGCCAAAGGAAAAATGAAGAAAAACCTTTGACGACCTATTGTGCCTTAATATCCTCGTATCTAGTATCACTAGGTAAATTCTGTTGAGATAGAATGTATGCCTCTTCTTTAACCTTTGGGTTCAGATACATCTCTACTCTTGGAGAATCTACGCCATTCTCAAACTGTACTATAGCTGAGGCAAGCTGCATAACATCTTCTTTGTCTCTAGTTACCACAGGCTTTTGTACGACTTGTTCTACATAATCTACATAGTTATTTGTAGGATTCTCAAAGTCAGGAGCAAACTGAGATATTATCTTTCTTACATCTCCATCATGCCTGTCTATCTTAGTGTTTAAATCTTTAATCAAGGCTCTAAGTCCCATTACAGGGGAATCAAAAATAGCAAAACGACCAGCGTAGGTCTCACCAGTTTCACCAGCGTACCCTTGTCCCACCTCTATATTAGCGGGGTTATTGTATTGGCTCATATCCAGCTATCTCCTTTTGGTTCTCTGCCTATGGCTTGTTCCATGAACTTATCTAAATCTTCCTGTAACATTTCTTCTTTGTGTTGATTGTAAGACAATGTTTGGTCTCTATCCATTACTTCTACCCAGTAGTTAGCTGCAATAGCTAAGGCGTCTATTTGGTCATCATGCCTTAGTGCACCTTTATCCCTTGTTATCCTAGTCATTTGTCTAAATAACTGGTGGTCAGGGTCTAACTGAAAGTCATCTTTGATAAGCTTATCATCAATGACTAACCTATGGGTATTCATAATAGGCTCTAATGTGTCTATTATACGCTTCTCTTTCTGTATACTGTGACGTACTTCCTCTACATTACAAGGGTGAATATCAGCCAATACAGGCTTTAGAAGCTGTGTTGCCATACCATCACCAAAGTTACTCTCAATGATTATGTCATTGACTTTGTGTTCCTTAGCAATATTGGCTAGCTTCTTAAGTGTGTCATCAGAGTATCCACCATCTAGACCACCAATGGCAGTAAGATAAAGAACACCATGTAACATCTTAAGTACACAATAGGCTGTTTTATCTGCCCCACGACCCGCTGGGTCAATAGACATCACTGAGCCTTCAAACTCTGTAAATTCATCAGACATATATAGGTAAGAAGTCCAATAGTCACCCTTAAGTCCTACATTAGGTAACTCAGAGTCAACCGCTTTGATTTGGTCTATACCTGAAGCCCATTGTATTTTGGCTGGAGCTTCTGTCCATGTGCTGCAACCTGAGGCTATAATAAGGTCATTAAGCTTCAATGGGTATTTATTGGCGTCAGATAAGCTAGTATCCAACATAAACTGTAAATTAAAGCCTGACCTACCATATGAGCTTAAACGCTCCATAAGGTCGATTTCGTTAAATCTATCAGGGTCAGTAGGGTCTCCCTCTTTTCCGTCCATATCAGCGATTACAGGGGCTAATTTATGCCCATATCCAGTCCTTTGTGCTTGGTTAGGAATCAATGCTGACCATATACGTGTCTTGAACCCACGTTCATCTAGGTCATTATACAATGACATCTCTGTTTGAGGTGTCCCTAGAAAGATAACACGTCCTACTTTAGGTTTTATAATAGCGTCAAACTCTTTTACGGTCTCACTTAAGCGGTCACGCATAAGCTGAGTCTGTGAGTTATTGGCAGATTCTACGTCATCAGCAATAATAAGGTCTGCACGAGACCCTGTTAGCTGCCCCGTAATCCCCATAGACTTCACTGAGGGGGCGTGTGAAGCCTTAGCTGGGGCAACATCAAAGGATACCTTAGAATGTCTTTGACTATCCTTAGGTTGTAGATGTTGTAATAAGGGCATTTCTGCGATTAGTCTTTGTGTAAATGTACTGAAGTCATCAGCCCTCGTTTTACTAGCTGATACTACCAATATGTTACGCTGAGGGTTCAGCAGTAATTGGTGACATACAAACGCAGAAGTAATCCAAGACTTTCCTACGCCCCTGAAAGCCTCTATTACTAAACGTTTCTCTTTAGATTGTAGATAGTCTGCTATATCGTATTGTATAGGTGTTGGCTCAGGTAGATTGAGGTGTTTCCAAGCTAGATACAAGAAGTTCTTAAAGTTATCTATCTTATTCATCTGTGTCGAACGGTAAGTCCTCTAGTATGTTGTTAGCTTTTTCTACAATATCAGGACTTGAGTAAGTCTTACAGATATCTAGGCATACCTTCATCTCACTTGCAGTGATTTCTTCACCTGATTTTAGTTTCCTATAAGCATGAGCTACGAGTAATACAGGTAACTCTTCTACTATCTTTTCTATTTCTTCTTTTTTGTCTTCCATATTATTGTCCTAAGGGGTTCTTTAATCCTTTAACATCATTCTCAAGTACAGCTAATTCTTTTTTAATGTTAGCTATATCTTCTTTAATAGGGGATATGTCAGGAGCAGTAGCAGATTCAACCACTTCTAGTCTGTTCATTATTTCTCCTATCTGTATAAATAGCCCACCTACAGTAAATAGTAGGGCAACAACAGCTCCTATCGTCTTAACGTCCATAATCTGTCCTCAAATATTTGGTTAGGGTAAATGTTCCTTGTATCAACGTAGGTCTTATTAATATAAGCGTCTATATTGATAGTAGTTAACTCGGGTTGTTTGAATAAGTCCTGATTAATATTATTATATGCTGATATCTTACTATTGTTTTGCATAGCCTTAGCAACAATAAGTTGTGTAAGCTTTAGTTGGTCTGATACGTTACTAACCTTTTCAGCTACTTTAACAGATACGTCTTCTATTGAAATGTCTGTAGTTTCTACTTCAACCTCAGACTCAGCTACTATTTCATCCTCTTCAGGACGCTCTTCCTCAGGTTGACGAGGGGTTTCCATTGTTTGAGTAAGCACAATAGTTTCTTCAACAAACTTCTCCTCTTCTTTAATTTCAATCTCTTCTTCTATTTTAATCTCAAAGACTTCTTCAATCTTTTTGACAATAGTTTTAATAGGTTCAAACTTAACTGGCTCTATTTTCTTCTCTATTTTTTCTATTTCTTTTAATTCTTCTGTTTGCTGAGCTGTAAGTACAACAGGGTCATACTCCATAGTAACGCTTATATTGTCAAAGTTAGCCCCACCGAGCGTTGCTGGTGCAGCTGCATCTATGCCTGATAGGTCTATATTGCCGTATCTAGAACCTGAGCCAGTCCATGTAACGCTGTCAGTAAACGTCTCTCCGTTTATACCAGTGACGTCTGTGCGGACTGTAATAGTTGTAGCTAATGCCTGACTATTTTGGTCAAGTATATCTAGTTTGATACTGAACGTATCAGCACCACCACAAGATGTACACCAAGCACCATTGCCCCCGCCTTCACCATTTTGTACGAGTACAGACGAATTTAAGGTAACCCCGTTATCCAACATATTTTTTGTAATAGTGCCTGTTTCTAGGCTAAATTGTTGTGATATACCGCCTGAATTACCTATTTCGTAGTCATAGGATGAACCACAGCAGTCGTTTATGACTGTACCATCACCATATTGCGTCCAGCCTGAGGCGTTGCCGCCTTCAAACGTACCATTAATGATGAGGTTTGTGGAAGTGTCTGCGTTTACTACTAAAGGTAGCATTAGCATTATCAAAATACTTCTCATTTCCTAGTTCTTCCCAGCGTTTCTCAGCCTCTTTACCAATCAAGCCATCCACAGGGCATATAGTCCCAGCGTTTTTCATAGCAATCCACACATCTTTATCTGAACATGCCAGTGATATCGCAGCCACTTTCATAGATAAAGCGTTTAAAAGCTTAATTTTCTTACGTTTTTCACATGCCTTGTCTATATAGTAATTTCCAGCACTGAAACTGAAGCCTATAGTGGTCATTCCTAAGGACAACGGTACAACGCAGCTATCCTGCCCGTAAACAGACATTGATGGAGATTGAGCGGAGTTAACCGCAGTCTCCTGATTATTTGAATTGTTAGTTGTAGAATTATTAGTTGTATTACTAGACGAACCTGACTGATACGTAGTGCTACTTTCGTAGCCACCCGTGATAGCTGTATTATTTCCCGCTGAGTTACTCAACGTATTAGTAGTACTTCCACTAGAAGTAACATCTGCTATTGCCACATTGGACATTAATAGTAAAACTAATAGCTTTCTCATCTACGTACTGCTGCACTCCCAAAGTAAAATCCTGACACAGCAGCTAGAAAGTGTGTATCAGCATTAGTAATGACTATACCTGTAAGCCCAGCAAACTGAGTTACCTCTTGTGTATAGCCAAATATCCACCAACCTTCTTGGACTTGCTCTAAGTACATTAAATGTACAGCAATAGATGGGTCTACAAAGACGGCTAGCTTTGGTAAACATATAATAAAGAATAC